TCCCAATTGTCAAGTGCAAAATATCTATTGATAGATCTTATTACTCTTGATTTCAATTCATTATCGTTTATTACAAGATCCGAATTTTTTACAATCTTGAATTGTGCTTGAAGATTCGGTGGTGCTTTCTCGCCAAACAATACCTTGTATTTTACCGGATGATAGATAATCTCATCACTGATTGATTTAATTTTGTTCAAGTCTTGGCCAAAGTTAATAAACAAGCTGTCGTTGCTAGGCGGTAATGGTTTGTTCTCTACCTCATTACTTAGCCATGCTCTGAAGTCTGAATCATAGCCTCTGGTAAGCATGAATATATCAATGATATTAGAAGCGCCTGGATCGATTCTTACGTTCTGATCAGCTGAGTGAAAATACTGAAATCTTAAATTGTCTCTTCCTACCCTTGCTCTATAGTTTTGATTGATACTTGTGGTATTTGTTGTAGTATCAAGATTTTCAAACACATCTTCCTGTACAAAATACAAAAGCTGATTCTGAGCAAACTGACTCTTTGGTATTGATTCAAATTCTGTCTTTTGACTGAAAACTCTTAGATTAATATCTGAAGCTGAAACATAGACAAAATCATTTATTCCGTCATTTGTGCGCACACTTTCTAGAAACACTAATTTGTCCTGCGGGTTTTGTTCTTGATTTACAATGTCTTCGAATAGATCTGGAGAATCTACAATACCGTCGTTGTCCGAGTCAAAGAAAGATACTTCTATTTTTTTGGAATCGACATAGCCTAGAGCATCTCTATATTCTTTTATAATTTCCCAATCAAAGTTCTGATTAAGCGGTTCAGCTGAGTCAGGTCTTGGATTTATGTCTAAAACAGAAATCCTGTCTTTGATAGTTTTTCCTGTCTGTACGTCAAACACATTATCAGAACTGTCATAGAAGAATCTTACTTCCTGGTCTGATTCGAAAATGTATTTCAGTGTTTTATAAGTTACAGAATACTTTTCTCCGTTTGTTTCGAACAACAGGAACCAGCTAGAGTCTAGTTGGTTGTCTGTAGTATCACCGGTTTTTCCTATAGAAAAATCGCCTATAGCATTTAAATTGTTTTGAGTTATTATTTCCCAAGATCCTGTATCTCTTGCATACCGTATACCAAAAGTATTATAAGAAAAAATCTGATCTATTGTCTGAGATCTTACGTCGTCTGTAAGACTGTTTGGCAATGCTGTGATTATTTCAGCAAGAACAGCTCCTGTTGGTACACGGTCTCCCAGTATAATAGGTCCTTGACTATTATCCTCTACGTTTGTTCCGTCGCCTTGAATAGATAACACCTTGGTCCATATAGCAGTGCTTGATCCTGAATGATCTGCTGGCCCTGCCATTAGTGAACCGTCTGGCATAAAATGAAATCCTTCAGGCGCCTCAAACTTTAGCAGTGAATTAGGTTTTACAAATCTTAGATTAGACGAAGCAAAGGTAGAAACTTTAGCAGTTACGCCACCGGCGTTTTCAAAGAATCCAGAATTAGCATTTGTTTGATCTAGTGTTTCTTTCCAGGTATTGCCTAGATCTTTCACTAACAGTCTAGGAAACTGATCGAGGTAAAAATTATATAGGCTGGTTTCTTCAAAGATTGGTTCAATTCTGTTTAGAATTGTTCCTTCAACTTCTGTAATGCTTGAGAAATCAAATTCTATCTTTTCGTCTATAAATTCTTTGTATAGAGCACCGTCGGACGCAAATATATTAGTAGAACTATACTTTCCGCTAGGGTCAAGCAAATCAAAGTATCTCGAAATACCGCTCGAAGATCTATTGATTGATTTTACTTTTACAATTTCTTGATTTAAACTAAGCGGGGCTATCTGATAGTCTTCGCCTGTTACCATTCTGTTCTGAGTGTAATAGGTAGAAGGAGCGTTTGTTTTTATGCTTTCATTTGTTTCAGATGTAGTAGCGTTGTCTATAGTATATTTCAGCGAAAGAGTAAGTGTAAGAGTTTCTGTTCTACCAGTTGCGGAAATATAGGGAATCTGTACTGAGATATTCCTCATATCCTGCGGCTTCATTAGAATTCGTGAATTCGCAGAAGTTCTGTAATAGACTCTAAAACTGCCCTGAGGCAGATTGCCGAATGTTCCGTCTGCGAATATAAGAGAAATTCTGTCTTCGACTCTTGTAAGCACAGAATAGATGTTTCTTTGGTCTTTAGCAAGGCTGTTGTAAATTACATTGTTGCCTTCGACAGCATCGACTCTTGTCCAAAGCTCTTGCTCGGTATCATTTTCGTCTAGTGAATACAACCATACGTCTGAGTTATTAACATTTACAGCATCAATCGCAGCTACCTGATTGGTGCTGGGATTGGTAATAGAAAAGTCACCTAGATCAAGTGCGCCCTGTCTAAAGTGACAGAAATATCCTGTGTTTGTGCTAGCTGGGCCTTGGCCGTCATTCCTAAATAGAAATCCGAAATCATTGCCAGGCAGCGGAGCTTCTTCTGCTATTGCATTGCCGTTAATTTCTGTAGATACAATTTCAAATAAAAGAGATCTACCATCTACAGTTTTATTATAGCTGAAAGTAGGCACTGCATTTGAAGCACCGTTAATTTTATATTGCTCTGTAGGTACGCCGTTTACGCTGTTTGCTTGAGCAGGATTTCCTATCTTACCGTTCTGGGGGAGTGCAGCATTAAGTACTCTCTGAAACTGTTCGTTCCAGTTAGAGTTGGAGGGATCATTCCATACAATTGCCTGTGAGGCAAGGTTTACATTATTAGAATCTCTAACAGTTTCTGACGTGCTGACTGAATCAATTTTTAAAAGGCCGTTTCCTGGTTGATTTCTTTTGGGATTATAACTTAGCAGTCTAGCTAGTCTAAGAACACTTTCTCTTCTTTCTGCTAGTTCAAGATAGTTTTCTCTTGCGTTTAGATCAATTCGAAACGCGATGTTTTGACCGAGAAATGCCATCATATCTATTAACGCAAGATACTCTGACGACTCTATGTAATCGTTGAAGTCTTCTGGATAGTTTTCTCGCAGATAATTGATCATTGTTCTGCGAAGATTATCAAAGTCATAGCTTTGAAATTCCGCATTTCTAAAAGACTGATAAACTCTTTTCCAATCTTCCGATACTAGCAGTCTGTTTTGTCTGTTAGTTATAGACATTCACTTTTCCTATTATAAGTGTATTTATTGAAACAAGATATATGCTCAGTTTACTAAAGAATGCCAGCATTCTCGTCAAAAGAAATACGCAGAGATTCTGAAATATTATACTGAAGATATCTCAACGTACACTCTACCTGTATGCCATTATCATACTCATCTACCACAATGCTTTCTGCGTTTACTCTTGGATCATAATTTACAATCTCAGTAACATCGTCCACAATTGCCTGTTTAACAGGTTCAGTAAGAGGCTCATAGATTGCGCTCCAAATAATAGTGCCAAATGTAGGGTCTGACAGTTTTTCGCCCTTTTGTATGTTGAAGTGATTTAATAAATCTTGTTTGATTAGCGCAATGTCGTAGAGCACCCAGTTGTTGGCATCAGGATCTACAGTAGATATGCCTCTGTAAGCCCGACTTTCTACCGGCGCTTGCGGTTTCTTGTTAGAAGGTATGTTAACCTGTTTATAGATGTTCTTTTCTTGTGAAGACATAGTGTATTTAACCTTCTAGTCTTTGCCCTTTCTGAAGGTATCAGCTGTTGACTTGAACTCACCATCGTTAGGAGGAAACGGTGTGATTCCTGCCCCTGTTCGTTCATCTGGTTTTTTAATCTCGGTTTCGATAGGAGTGAAATTCAGAGGGGCAAGGTTTTCGTGATGTATCCACGGTTCGTGCTGCGGAACTCTGCGCAAGATACTAGATATAGGATCAGGATCTTTATTGTCTGGCGTGGGGTTTCCTGGCAAAGGCCATTCCTGAAAACTTCCCTGTGTAGACGCACTCGTGGCTCTGAGTGTGTTTTGACCGTTTATGCTTACAAGATTAAATTCTTCTTCGCCGAGCTCTTGTGCTAGAATGTTAATATTGCGGTTAGCCGTAAAGTTATTATCTAGATTCGATAGGATATTTGTCGATCCAGCGCCAGATTCTAGGTTTATACTACCACTTGTGTTTATGTCCGTTTGCCCTTTGGTGGTAATTCTACTGTTTTTTCCTACAAGAATTTTTGTACTGGCTGTAGATTCTAGTTGTATATCTCTTCCGGTCTTTACATTAAAGTCCCTACCCGCTTCAAAATTTATATCATTATCTGCTTTAAAATTAAAATCCGCCTTTGTATGCACAGATATAGAATCTTCTGAATAGATATCTATCTTGCCATTGGACGTTAATTCTACCCAGGCAGTGCCCTTGGCGTTTCCTATGTATATTAGGTCTTCTGCATTGTGCATCAATATCTGATGGCCGGTGCGAGTTTTTAATCGCAGCATTTCATTGTGAGGTATTGTCACATCGCCGCCAGATTCGTTTTTGTCAAGGTTGGCATATTCAGGTGGTGCTGTGGACGCAGGATTTTTTCTTAGTAAACTAGGATCGCCGTCGTCCATAACAAACGAACTGCCGCCGAGTCTATTGTGATATTTGTGGCTGCCTGACTTACCTTGAATCTGTGGCGCATCGTCTCTTTTGTCTTGAGGCCCCGGCGTTGATATTCCGAACACAGCTGAAGGTAATTCTCTTCTTGCACTAGAACTGTTAATTCCTCTAGTTTCGTCGCCTAGCAACCCTTGCTGTTCTAGTATATTTTTGAAATCACTATGAACCGGCTTAGACACTTGAGTATAATCGTTACCGTCAAAATTCTGTCTTATGTTTCTTTCGCCTACTGGCAGTTTTGTGTCACCATCTTCTGAATTATAGGTAGTGGCAGTATCTGTACTCGGAACCATAAAGTTAATATCGTCGTCTACAATACAGCCCATCCAGAATGCTTCGCCTCCTTCTGCTAGTATTACAAGAACTTTGGTTCCAATGTCAGGTGGCACAAACCACATGCCATAAGACTTTTGACTGTATTTGTCTTCCTCGTTATTCGAAGTGCCTTCTGCAGGTGTTTTGCCGTAAAAAGGAGAAAGATATTTACAGGTAAACCACTCTGTCTCAGTATTAGGAATATTTCCCACTTTGGTTTTGGTGAGAAGTTCTACCTGTAGTTTTCCTCTGTATTCTGGGTCTAGATTGTTTCTTACAATACCAACAAACGGTCCGGGATGCCAATTATCCAGTTCTACTAGATTTGAGTTTGTTCTCTTATATGTGCCTGTGCTTTTATTAACTCTATCCATTTTTGTCAGGTCCAGGAGT